CAGACAACACCCTTCGTGGGGTGGGTGGAGGAAGTTATTGATGGAAATTTACTTCCCGACACTGCTAAGTCGCAAGAAAGCGATGCTAATTTCAGGCTTTACTAGAAAGAAACTTGAAAAGTTGGCACAATGTGGTTTAATAAGGGTTTTTCTCACCAAAGGAAATCACAAAAGGTATTACAGAGACGATTTAATCAAAATTTTCAATGAAAAATTATAAAATCAACACAGACAAGTTAGTTTTTGCCACAGATACGCCTGACATTCCGTATCTTTACCAAGAATACCTCCGTTCCACGCAGAACGGCGGAAATACTGCCAATATCGCAGAGAACGATGACATCCGTCTGTCAAGATGGGCTGGTCAGACTGATGACGGCAAGAAACACAGTGAAAACAGACCAGAAGGTGACCCCGCCTTTCCTTGGGAGGGTGCGTCAGATGTAAGATGCAGAATCATTGACAGAACAATCAATGAGTTGGTCGCTCTTCTGATGACAACCTTTGACAGAAGCCAAGTTAAGGTCAAAGGGACTGAATACAACGACTTTGAGACATCCGCAACGGCTAATGTCCTTATGTCTTGGTTGCTTGAGTCCAAGTTGCGTTCCGAAATCAGAAAAGAAGCGGAACTCTTAGCACAATACGGAATGCAGTACGGATGGACGGCTCTCAATGTGACTTGGGAGCAAGAAACTGCCATCAGGCATCAGAAACTGTCCATCGAAGAGATTGCTCAGGCTGTTGCTATCGGAATGCAGAACAACCCTGAATCACCGCTGAAGGACTTGCCTGAGGCTATCCTTAATCCAGAACAGGAAGACTATGCCGCATCCCTGATTATGCAGTATATGCCAACGCTCAAGGAGCGTGATGTCAAGAAGGCTGTCAGGGACTTAAGGACAAAGGGGTTCGCCCTGATTCCTGAAGTTTTCATTTCAAAGAACATTCCGTCTATCGTTGCCCTTAAGCCGTATGATGAGATTTCTTTCCCTCCTGAGACAATCGACATTCAGAAGGCTAGAGTGATTTTCAGAAGGACTTTCGTCACAGAAGTTGAGTTACGCTCTATGGCGGCTCAATACGACTGGTCCGCTGAGTTCGTTGAACAGGCTGTCAACACCGCTGGAATGCAGTCGCAGTTCAATGACCCTAACCTGCTTCCTGCCGCCGCCCTGATTAACTATCAGGTCAGCAGAAACGACAACCTGATTGAACTGGTTTACGCATACAGCAGAAGCATCAATGAGGACAATGTTCAGGCTATCTACCAGACTATCTTCTGCCCTCAGTCTGGCTCTGAAGTTTTCGCTTCGCACGATATCCTAGGATACGCACACAACAAGTATCCTTTCGTAGTCTACAGAAGAGAGAGAATCAGAAGACCTATCTATGAGACTAGGGGTGTTCCTGAGATTGCGATGACAGACCAAGAGGAAATCAAGGCTCAGAGAGACGCTATTCGTGACCAAACGGCAATCACGACTCTTCCTCCGATTATGGTCAAGAAGCGTCAGCATAATATCAATAAGATTTCTCCGGGGATGCAGTTGCCCGTGACTACGCCTGATGACTACAGGTTTATGCCCACTCCTATTGGCGGAAACAACGCCACCGCTTTCAACTTAATCGACAGAGTTGAGATGGAGCATTCTGCGTACTTCGGGCTTTATCATCCGAACATCCTTCCTGCCAAGACTCAGACAACACAGCAGTTCGTTGTGAACAATTGGCTGGATGTGTGGAGTGAGGCTTTTTCTATGACATTCTCGCTTATGCTTCAATATATGGAAGCGGCGGAAATCGAACAGATTACTGGACGCTCACTTCCTCAGAACGCTTCTAGCATCAGCAACAACTTTGATTTCCAAATCAAATACGATGTTAGGGAAATCGACACGGAGTTCGTCATCGAAAAACTCAAGGCTATTGCTCAGTTCGTGCTTCCGATTGATAGCACTGGCGTGATTGACAAGGCTAAACTCGTTAAGGCGGCTGTTGAGGCTATCGACCCTGACAAGGCTAAAGACCTCATCATCAACACGAACACTGCGTCTCAACTTCTTTACAAGGAGATTCAGTCTGATATTGGTCTTATGATGCTTGGCAACGAAGCGAACTATGTCGAGAACGACCCGTCCGCTGAAACAAAGATGCAGTATCTTCAGGATATCCTCAGCAAGAATCCCAAGGCACAGCAACAGATGCAGAGCGACCCTCACTTCCGTGCTCTTATGGAGAACTTTATCAAGAACCTCCAGATGTCCGTTATGCAACGACAGAACGCTCAGATTGGAAGAACTGGAGTCACTCCTGTTGCTGAACAGGCTGGGAATGCTATGCAAGGGCAGATTGATGAGGCTAATGAAATGCAGAAACAGCAGGAAGCCCAAGCCCCTGAGCAAGAAGGAGGAATCTTATGAAGTTGCCCAATGAAATCGTCCACGGGTTCAGTTTTGAAAAAGACAACCCTACTTGGAATGCAATCATCAAACTGCTTGATGTGAGCATTGATTCGGAAACAACTTATGCTATTTCGCTTGAAGTAAAAGGAGAAGACAGGGCTTATTACAGCGGAAGAGCCTCTGCACTTGTCGCTTTTAAGGACATCCTTGTGAACACACGAAATGATGTGCTCAAAGACATCGGTAGACCTGTAGAAGACTATGATTAATGGTAAATTGGCTCTTTGAGCCTACAGGACTTGCTTATATAAATTATAAGGCATTAAACGGATACTAGGTTCTGAATACCTATAAAAAATTCTGACTAAGGACTTTAGACCTTTATCTAATGGAACAAGAAAATAACGCCGACCTTGGGACGGCTCAAAACAACCCCACGAACAAGGAAGTTCAATCGCAGAACTTCGACACATCAAAAATTGCTGAAATCTTCAGCAAAGACTTCCTAGGCGAACAGGAAGATACAGGGACTCCACAGACCCTAGAATCTGAGGAAACGGCAGAAGTTGAGAGTACTGCCGAAGAAGAGAACATCGTTCTTTCACAGGAAGAAGAGACAATCTCGGAGGAATCCGACCCTACAGACGCTGACGAAAGCCAGCCTGAGGAGGAATCCGAAAGAGGTTTGCCAAAGGGAGTAAAGAAACGCATCGACAAACTCACTGCCAAACGGCGTGAGGCTGAAGCGGAAGTGGAAAGACTTAAGTCAGAACTGGAACGACTGGAGCAGGAGGCGGCAACGCCAGCACAGATTCCTACTAATGACAGCCCGTTTGCACACTTACGAAGCATTGAAGAGGTCAACAAAGAGTATGACCAAGCAAAGCAAGTCAGACGCTGGTGTGAACTTAACCCCGATGGTGCTGTAGTCACAAAGCCAGACGGCTCAGAAGTGGAGTATACAGCGGAAGATGTCCGAATGATTAAGATTAAGACGATTGATGCGATTGAAGAGCACCTGCCTAAGCGGGTTCAGTTCCTTCAACAACAGCAACAATTCGATAATATTGCTCAAAAGGACTACACTTGGTGGAAAGACAGAACATCTAAGGAAAGACAGATGGCTGAATCTTTCATCAAGGCTTTCCCTGAAATCCTCCGTGCTCCTGACCATAAACTGGTACTTGGACACCTTATCACTGGCATCAAAACATATGAAAGCCAGAAAAGAGGTTCTGCTCCGCAAAGAGCACCGATTCAGCCTAAGACGAGTGCATCACCTGTACCCCTGAAGAAAAATCAGGTTACTGCACAGGTGGCAAAGCAACGCTATGCGTCTTCCAATTCCCGTGATGACCTGAGTGCTATCATACTTTCTAAATTCTTGTAATCCTAAATCTAAATTCCTATGGCTAACCTTACAGAACCCTCATTCTCCTCTGGTAAGAGAGAAGAACTCGCTGACCTCATCGCCCTCGTTGATGCGAAGGACACACCCTTCACATCTATGGCTAAGAAGGGGTCTAAACCTGGTAATACACTGTTCCGCTGGCAGGCTGACAGCCTCCCGACACCGAAGACCACAGGCACTGTGGACGGAACGGATGTCACCTCCTACGAAAACTATGTCAAGGATGGTGCTACGACCTATCGTGCTGAACTCAGCAACTACATCCAAATCTTCCGCAGAAGCGTCCGTGTGTCCCCGCTGACACAGGATATTGCCACTGTCGCTGGTGTGCGTGATGAACTGGCGAACAACATCGCCAAGGGCATCCAAGCCATCAAGCGTGATATGGAGTCCACCTTCTGCTCCAACAATGGTGCTCAGGCTGACAACGGCACTAACGCCTACCTCACCCGTGGTCTGCACAAGTGGCTTGAAGCCGCTGGCGGTGCTGGTCAGGACGCTACCCTGCCCATCCCGTCTGCCTTCCAGACACCCACAGCCAATCGCTCGACAGTCGGCACTGCGGCTCTCACCGAGTCTGTTGTCCAGAACCTCCTGACTGGTATCTACACCCAGACAGGTCAGTTCCGTGACTACGACTGCCTCGTTGGTACATCACTCAAGAGAGCGTTCACAAACCTTGTGTTCACCACGCCCTCCTCTGGCTCTGCCAATACCCAGACCGCTATTCGCACATTCAATCGTGAGGCTAAGGAATCCGCTTACATCTCGTCTGTCGATGTCTTTGAAGGCGATTTCGGCAAGATTCGTCTGCACCCCTCGCACTTCCTCAAAGTGTCCGCTGGAGTCGGCAACACATTCGCTGGCTATGTCATCCCCTTCGATATGCTGGAAGTCCGTTACGGCGGCAATGTCGCTCAGGTGATGGAACTGCCCAACGCTGGTGGTGGCGAAGCCAGAATGATTGAAGCGGTTGCTGGACTCTGCGTCTACAACCCCCTCGCCTTCGGCGTGTTCGACTTCACCGCCTAATCGGAGATGTCGGACTTCATTCAAGACCTGTCTGAAGTCATTCCTCCTCACCTTCGCAAGAGGGTGCAGGAGGAACTTCTCCGTGGGTGGAGAATGGAGGAAGTCAAAGCACAGGCATCTGCAAAGCAGACGGCTGTTTTTAACCACGCCAACGAAGCACAAAGCATTGATGGCGTAGGTCAACTCAAGGCTCGTATTCCCCTAGCCGCTTGGCACTACTGGGGTCAGCGGTTGGGGTACGAGTGCTGGGAGGACAAACAATTCCTTGAAGAATTTCTTCGGGACAATCCAGAAACTGCTGTCCGAAACAGAATGAAGAGAACTATGGTAAATGGTTCTGTCTTTACTGCGGACGGCTTTTTAACATAATGCGAACAATTGATTTTAGCAAAATCCTGTTCGATGCTTTACAATACTCTGGCAATGACAGGCACAACATCACGGCTGAGACATTCGCTCAGTTTCGTGATTTTGCTTCTGCCCGTCTCAGAGAAATCTGGGAAACACAGCAATGGACTGATGTTTGCAGATTAACCAATTTTACGACCACAGAATTAAACGGGGTCACATATTTCACCCCCGTATCTGAAGCGGATGAAATTCTTGCTGTTTATTCAAGAAACCCGCAGGAAACAACAAGGGCAACGCAGTTAAACTATCAGATTTATGATGACAATGGAACGAGAAAAATCATTGTCAATGAGGCTGTTGCGGACGGATGGTATCTTTATAGAAAAGACTGCCCTAGCCTAGACGGAGACTTGTACAGCCCGTCCGTTGTTTATTACCAGAACGCACAGGTCTATTTCGACTCTGGCTCTGGAACTGGTTCTTACACTCCAGTTGTGGGCAAGCCTCACTCTGGCAATTTTTACACCTGTACGGCAGTAAGCTGGACAGAACCCAAATACACATCCCTCACTTTGGACAAAGATTGAGATTCCTTATGTATTCGGACAATACATCTCTTGGGCTTCTGCCACAAACTGGTTCATTTCTGAAGGAATGATGAATGAAGCGGCGGCTGTTGAATCAAAAGCCAAGGAAATTCTTGACCAAGAGTTTGACAAGTTGCTCTCACAGCAATCTCAATTTGGTAGAATCAATATGATTAGAACTTACTAAAATGGCTAACATCACATTCAGCACTCCGTTCACAAAGTCTTTCACGCATACCGACACGACTGTCGGGACTTCTGCGTCTGAGATTCTCGCCCCTACGACCAACCCTTACGACAAGCGTATCATCCTTGTCGTGCAGAACAAGTCCGATACCGCTGTCGTTCAAGTCATCTTCGCCACCACAGGTGCTGTCGGTC